TGGCAAAAGCGGCGTGCCCGACATTGTTGGGTGCTACGAGGGAAGGTTCTTTGGCATCGAATGTAAAGCCGGTAAGGGGAAAGTAACGGCGTTACAGCAAAAGAACTTAGATGAAATATATGCCTGCAAGGGCATAGCGTTAGTAGTGAACGAGTCAAACATGCGTGACGTGTCTGACCTGATAAAAGTGGAGAACGAGAATGGCGAATGGAACTAAGGCAGCGAAGCTGCGTAGGTATTTCAGGAAAAACCCCGAAGCGACAACTAAGGAAGCTGCGGAGTGGGCGAAGTGTACTTATGGAAATGCTTGGACTATCAAACAAGAATTCTGCAAGAAAAAAGATGAACCCGCCCCACCCAAAATTAGATCTAAGAACTTCATCCCATCAAATTCAGTAAACGCGATAACTAATATCACACAAAGCATCAGCACCGAGCCTTCCGTGTCTGACGGTAGCACCGCCAGCTACTACGAGTTGCCCGAAGGTGCGAAAGAGCTGCAAGACTTAATTTCGTTTAAGGATATGAATGCTCAAATCGGTGAGATATTCCGTGCTACATATCGTTACGGACAGTCATCCCATAGCGACAAGCTACGTGACGCTAAAAAGATCCGCTTCTATATAGATGCCGAGATCAAGCGTCTCGGGGGATAACCTATATGACGGATAAAAAAGAACTACTGAAAGTCTTTTACGTAACGATTGAAGAAACCGTATCAAGGCAGGTAGTCGTGGAAGCGAAGAACGAAGAGGAAGCGCGATACCAAGCCATAGATGACTGCGGCATGATAGTTCGTATACCCATAACCACAGGTAAAGCTGTTATAGCTATATCTGAAAGGGGGCGGGTGTAGTGGATTTGATTACACTCGACTTCGAGACCTACTACAGTAAGGACTTCTCTCTTAGTAAGTTAACCACTGAGGAATACATACGTGACCCTCAGTTTGAAGTGATAGGCGTAGCTGTAAAGGTAAACAATGGAGCAACTGAGTGGGCGTCTGGAACGCATGAAGAACTTAAAGAGTATTTCGATGGGTTCAACTGGGCCAACAGTATGGTGCTGGCTCACAACACTATATTCGACGGCGCTATACTCTCTTGGCTTTTTGATATTCGTCCTCGCGTCTGGGCTGATACTCTGTGTATTGCCCGTGCTGTACATGGGGTGGAGGCTGGTGGAAGCCTCAAGGCACTTGCAGAAAGATACGATATAGGTGAAAAGGGCACGGAAGTCTTGGACGCAATGCATAAGCGCCGAGCCGATTTCACTGAGGAGGAGCTAGATAGGTACGGTGACTACTGCATCAACGACGTAGAACTTACCTATAAGTTGTTCGGTATTATGTCGAAGAACTTCCCACGTCACGAACTCAAAGTCATAGACGCCACACTGCGTATGTTCATACACCCCATGCTAGATCTGGATGTGGGGCTGCTGGAACAGCATCTTGAAGACATAAAGGATCGGAAAGACGAGCTGATGGTAAAGGCTGGTATAACCGACAAGAAACAACTGATGAGCGGCGATAAGTTCGCTCAACTACTTATAGATCTGCATGTCATACCACCCACCAAGATAAGCCCAACTACAGGCAAAGTAGTTTATGCATTCGCTAAGACAGACGAAGCCTTTCAAGAACTAGCTGAACACTGGAATCTGGATGTGCAGGCATTGGTAGCAGCAAGGCTTGGTAACAAAAGCACGCTGGAAGAAACAAGAACGCAGCGGTTTATTGACATATCCAAGCGTGGGATCTTGCCTGTACCCGTTAGATATTACGCAGCGCACACAGGTAGGTGGGGCGGCTCAGATAAGATAAACATGCAGAATCTACCTAGCCGTGGGCCTGACGCTAAGACCTTAAAGAAAAGCATCATGGCTCCCAAAGGCCACACTCTTATCGACTGCGATTCTAGTCAGATAGAGGCGAGAGTGTTGGCATGGTGGGCGGGGCAGAATGATCTGGTCAATGCGTTTACTAACGGCGAAGACGTATACGTGAAGATGGCAGCGCGTATATACGACGTGGAAGAGTCGCAAGTGACCAAGGATCAGAGGTTCGTAGGTAAGACCACTATCTTAGGCTGCGGGTACGGTATGGGTGCCCAGCGGTTCATGGATCAGCTAAAAAACTTCGGTGTAGATGTGCACCTCACCGAGGCCCGGCGCATCATAGATATTTACAGAAAGGCTAACCACGCGATAACTAAGCTGTGGAACGATGCCTCTGTCTGCATAAAAGAACTTACAAACAGACAAGCTGTCAGAGTTGGTGCCGTACCTATAGCAGAGGCACTGGGGCCGTTACGGGCGTTGCGTCTGCCATCGGGTTTGCTCATGCGTTACGAAGATCTGCAATGTGAGCAAGGTGAGAAAGGTTTGGAGTACACCTACAAGACGCGCCGTGGTCGCACTCGCATCTACGGCGGTAAGATGGTGGAGAACGTATGCCAAGCAGTAGCGCGGTGCATTATCGCAGAACAGATGGTTAAGATAGCCAAGCGTTACCGTGTCGTTATGACCGTGCATGACTCCATCGTGTGTTGTGTTAAGGATGAAGAAGTTAGTGAAGCCCGTGAATATATCGAAGAGTGTATGCGCTGGTTACCTGAGTGGGCAGAAGGACTACCGCTAGACTGTGAAAGCGGTGTGGCTAAGACATACGGAGACTGTGAGTGAAAACACCACCGTGGTCGTTCAGCAGGATTAAGGCATTTCAACAGTGCCCGAAACAGTTCTACTACGAAAAAGTTATTAAGAAGTATCCGTTCAGACAGAACGCGGCGACTATCTACGGTAACCAGTTTCACAGAGCAGCAGAGAAATATATACGTGACGGCGAGGACTTAGATCCTCGGTTCGAGTACGCCAGAGACATGCTGGACGTATTGAACGCTAAAAAGGGCGAAAAGGTATGCGAGAAGCGTATGGCCCTTACAGCAGAACTTGAACCTTGTAGATACGGGTCAGAACACGCTTGGTTTCGCGGTATTGCGGATCTGCTAATTATTAACGAAGAAGATGAGCTGGCTTGGGTCATAGACTACAAAACTAGCAAGTCAGCAAAGTACGCAGACAAAGGGCAGTTAGAGCTTATGTCGCTAGCTGTATTCGCACACTACCCAGAAGTGAAGACAGTGCGAGCGGGGTTGCTTTTCGTTGTCAGTGAGGACTTAGTTAAAGACCGATACACTGTAGACGACGAAGAGAGCCTTTGGGCCAAGTGGATAGACCATCATAGAGATATGGAGTTGGCCTTCGAGAACGATGTTTGGAATGCCAAGCCTAGTGGACTATGTAAAGGGTGGTGCCCAGTGGTTGAATGCTCGCATAACGGGAGAAACTAATGCCGTATAAAAATCCTAAAGACCGTAAGAAACAAAAGAACCCGCCTGTCGGCAGTAAGGCGCATGAAGCACGAATGGAGAGACAGCGTGCGCGACGTGCTATGGATAAAGCTGGACGCGATGCCAACAAAAATGGCAAAGCTGACAAGCGTGAAGGCAAAGATGTTAGCCACAAGAAGATGTTAAGTAAGGGTGGCAACAACAAAGACGGCGTGCGTGTAGAAAGCAGGAGTGCTAACCGCAGTCGTAATGGACAAAGACCAAGACGTAGGTGAGAGAAGAGCTTAGGGGTGTACTCATGGGCGTGGGTATCGCAGCGTCCATATACCTCGTAGCGTACCTTATCTACGTATTCAGCTAGGGCCGAGAGATGAACACTCTCTCCTGCACGTTGCTCAGTCCGTGTGCCCGAAGACTGAGCCTTTTTTTGTGGAGAAAAGATGCAAGTAATAGACAACAAAGCATTGTTGCTCAGACTACGTGACCCTCAAAAAGTCACGAACGTAATCCCAAAAAGTAAAGAACTTTCAGACAACAGAGTCGTTGTTAACTGGGGCGTCGAAGAAGCCCGTGTACTAAAGAACTTAGGTATAAACGTACCTTCACCGATAAGCACACGATACGATTGGACAGGTAAGTACTCACCGATGAAGCATCAGAAGACAACTTCTGAGTTCTTCACTTTGAATCAGCGTGCGTTTTGCTTCAACGAACAAGGAACAGGTAAGACAGCCAGTGCAATATGGGCCGCTGACTACCTGATGAGCAAGGGATACATCCGTCGCGCTCTAGTGATATGTCCGTTATCTATCATGCAGTCGGCTTGGGGGGACGATCTGTTTACCTTCGCCATGCATCGCACGATGGACATAGCATACGGATCTTCTAAGAAACGCCGACAGATAATCGAAGCTGGTGCAGAGTTCGTAATTATAAACTACGACGGTGTAGAGATAGTGTCTGATGCTATAGCAGCAGGGGGCTTCGATCTTATTATTGTGGACGAAGCCACACACTATAAGAACCCACAGACTAATAGATGGAAAGCCCTCAATAGGCTACTTAAACCTGATACTTGGTTGTGGCTTATGACCGGCACGCCAGCAGCGCAGAGTCCACTGGATGCCTACGGGCTGGCAAAGCTGGTAAACCCGTCCTCTGTACCACGGTTCTTTGGTTCGTTTCGTGATCTAGTCATGGTCAAGGTGACCAACTTTAAGTGGGTGCCCAAGGAGACAGCCACAGATACGGTGTTCAATGCTTTGCAGCCAGCCATACGGTTCACAAAAGATGAGTGTTTAGATCTACCAGACATGGTGTACGTCAAACGCGAGGTAGAACTGACACGGCAGCAGAACAAATACTACAAAGAACTTAAAAATAAGATGACTATGCAGGCAGCGGGGGAGCAGATAACTGCCGTGAACGCAGCCGTGGGCATGAACAAACTGCTTCAGATCTCAGCCGGTGCTGTCTATACAGATGATGGCGAGTCTTTGGAGTTCGACATCAAGCACCGATACAAAGTACTGCGTGAAGTCATAGACGAATCCAGCAAGAAGGTGCTTGTGTTTGTGCCTTTCAAGCACGTCATAGATGTTCTCTCGGACAAGCTGAAGGCGGACGGCATACCTACCGACATAATTCGTGGTGATGTGTCCGGCGCAAAGCGCACCGAGATATTTAAGAAGTTTCAGAATACGAACACGCCGCAGGTTCTGGTTATACAGCCGCAGGCAGCAGCGCACGGTGTGACGTTGACCGCTGCGAATACCGTGGTGTGGTGGGGGCCAACCAGTTCTTTGGAAACCTACGCACAGGCTAACGCACGGGTTCACAGGCAAGGGCAGGATCACAAATGCACTGTGGTACAGCTACAAGGTTCGTTTGTAGAGAAGCGGGTATATGCGTTATTAGATAGTAGAATTGACGTACACACAAAAATGATAGATTTATACAACGAGATCCTTGATTAACGTACTGTTTGTAACTATACTGCCTTTCTTGGTATGTGGAGAACCAAAATGGCAGAAGATATTGAAGGTCTTTACCCTAGACTTATACGCACGTTCATAAAAATACGTGACGCACGTAGCGAAGTTAGGGCTGCATGGGAAGAAGAGGATGCTAAGTTGGAAGCCCAACTGAACATCATAAAGGAAGAGATGCTGGAGTATTTCAAGCGGCCTGAAAACAAGGGCGCTACGAACTTCAGTAGTGCAGAAGGTCAATTCATACGAATGACCAAAACTAAATACTTCACAGACGATTGGAAAAGTTTCCATGAGTTTATTGTGGAAGAACAAGTGCCGGAGCTTCTTGAGAAGCGGGTAGCACAGGGGGCTATGAAGCAGTATCTGGAAGAGAACCCAGACAAACTGCCGAAGGGCTTAAACACATTGACTGAGTACACCATTCAAGTAAGGAAGAAGAAGTGACCGAGCCGTATGTTGAAATAGAGAAAGTTGCAGACCACTACAAAGTGTCTCTGTCTACTATCCGTGCGTGGATTCGCAACGGGCAAATACCCAGAGATGGGTGTTACATAAAGATAGGTAAAACCTACCGATTCAAACTGTCTGAAGTGGAGAAATCTGTAGCTAGATTAAATTCTGCAACAGCTTCGGGTATTTCTGCAACAGAAACTCAAGATATATCTGGGATAGACTCTGCCGTGGGCGATGTTGTCGCTGATCTTGATGAAGATATGTGATGTCTGACGGTGTTTTCAGACGCATAAGTATCAGAAACGGACAGTTCCGCACCGTGGTTCACGGTAAAGAAACTTTGATTGATTCTGAGACGTTAGATGTGACCATAGTGGACGCAGCCAAGCGTAGTCGTATGTTTTACGGTGATGCTTATAATGCTCAAAGCACGTCGGCTCCGATATGCTGGTCACCTGATACGAAATACCCAGACCCAGAAGTACCCGCTGACACTAAACAAGCTACTCGCTGTATGGATTGTCCGCAGAACATCAAGGGGTCAGGTAGTGGTAGCTCCCGTGCTTGTAAGTATTCGCAGCGATTAGCTGTGGTTCTTGAAGACAACTCGCAGGAGGTTTACCAGTTGCAGCTACCAGCAAACGCTTTGTTTGGTAGCGCAGAAAGGGGATGGTTGTCGATGCAAGATTATGCAAAACACCTGCATAAGCATGACACCTCAGTCATAACTGTAGTCACACGAATTCGTTTTGAGGACGACGGTTATATACCAAAACTTCGGTTTCGCCCTGTGCGGGTGTTGAAACCCGAAGAACTAGAAACGGCTGTACAGATGGCCCAGCACCCGGATACCGCAAGAGCGTTAACTATGTATAAACCTTTAGAGGAATCTACATCGTCGTTCGAGCAAGTAGATGGGTTTGTGTTTGACGCAGCAAAAAATAATTAGGAGAACTAAAAATGCACATTATTAAAAATGTGACCGCGCACTACCCACACTTGGATCAGCCCTATAAGTGGAGTGACGCGCAAAATAGAACTATGCCCTGCTCGTACAAAGAAAACGGGGCAGCATACGATCTACAGTGGATCATGTCTGGTGGCGAAGCCAAGCAGCTCATGGCAGCTATGGAAGTGGCTTATGAGGAGAAGAAACAGGATGGCTGGCCTGCCAGTATAGAGATCCCGTTCAAGAAGCAAGAAAACAAAACGTGGATGCACAAAGCCTCGTTGGAAGCGGCTTATAATGGCGAAGAAACTAGACCACCCAAACAGTTCGATTCAAAGAACAACGAGTTACCTAAAGACTTTAGACTAACTACAGGCAGCACTATTAACGTGCAGGTGAGTATGCACCCTTGGTCTAGGGACGGAAACTCTGGTGTTAAATTACGAGTTCGCCAAGTACAGGTGTTGCAGTATAAGCCAGAGCCTGTACGTGCAGCATTCGATGTAGTCGAAGACGGTTTCACTATGGAAGATGCTGGCGGTAGTGCGTTTACAGCGGTGTCGAACG